CTGGTGCGATAGCGCAACTCACTGCCCCGCGACCGTCGCCATGTATTCCGCGTGACGCAACTTCCTGCACTCAGGGCATCGCGGCGTGTTGGCGTGCGTGTTCGACAGGCGATTGCCAGCCACACACCATTCGCCGTGAGGGCACTTGTGTCGGTACATCGCCCGGCCCGTCCGCTTGCGAACGTCCCGCTTCAGGACTCGCCCGCAACAGTGGCATGGCTTGGTGGTGGCGAGGCTCAGTCTCTGGCACTCAATGCCGACTGGTGTATCATTCGCCATAGCCTTGTCTCCTATTCGCGTAGGGGGCGGGTCAGAACCGGCGGCTGGCTGCAACCAGTCGCCGGTTTGCATTTATACATCGCCCAGACGGGGGAGGCAAGTTCAGCCAAAAACCCCGTCGCTCTCTAAGGTGCCTAGCGCAGTTCGCCGTTCGCGAATCGCGACTCTCTCTTGTGGGATTAGCGCACCGGCTGTACGAACAGCGACTCCAGCCCCCCCTTGATGTCGCTGCCCAGCAACTCCAGCACGCGGGCCTCAACCTGTGCCTGCGTGTAGTCGCCCGCTGCGTCGTAGGCCGCCCCTGCCCACAGGACGATGGGCTGCGGGCACGGCGCGATCTGGGCCGCACACCACTTCCGCGATGCGTTGTCCATAGTGGTAACGTCCAGTTCCGACACCGTGATCGGGTCGAAGTGTTTTACCTCGCCGCTGGCGTTGGTGATGGACGGCGGCTGGATCGTGACCGGAGATGGCAGGTTCATGTTCAGACAACTCCCAAAATAGAAGACCCGTTGATCCCGCGTCCACGCAGGAACGTGACAGTGCCGGTGATGCCAGTGCGGTTCTCGGCGTCTGGATGAAAGACGGCGTTGCCGGTGATGACGGACGTGCCGCCCTTCGCAGACGTTCCCAAGAACGTGGCAACGCCGCTCACCGTCAGGTCGATTGAGATAACCGCACCCGACTCTAGCGTGAGGTTGACTATCGACACCGGGCTGCCGCTATTGCTGTCGCACGTTGCCCCAGTGGCAATCTCCGCGCTGTCGATGGTTCTCGGGACGTACCCCTGTTGCCAGTTGCCGGAACTATTCCAGTCGCCGTTGCCTGTGAATCGAATCGTGGCAGCGGCGATCCCATCCAAATACTCCGTCCCGTTCCAACTGCCGTTGCCGCTACCATCCAGCGTGGTCTGCGTGCCAGTGATGTAATAGTAGCCGTTCCAACTGCCGGTGCCGTTGCTGTCCAGCGTGGTCTGCGCACCCGTGATGTAGTAGTAGCCGTCCCAACTGCCGTTGCCGCTACTGTCCAGCGTTGTCTGAGTACCCGTGATGTAGTAGGAGTTGTTCCAACTGCCGTTGCCGCTACCATCCAGCGTGGTCTGCGTGCCGGTGATGTAGTAGTAGCCGCTCCAACTGCCGGTGCCGTTGCTGTCCAGCGTGGTCTGCGTGCCAGTGATGTAATAGGAATTGTCGGCAGAGTTGTAGCCGGTGCCGCTGCTGTCCAGTGATGTTGCGTTGCCGCTGATGTAGTACGTCCCGCCGATCCACCCGGACGCCAGAACAGCGTTGACGTAATACAGGCCGTTCCAACTGCCGGTGCCGCTGCTGTTGAGGGTCGTTGCCTGACCGGCGATGTAGTACGTTTCGGTCGGCGCGTGGTATCCAGAAGCCAGATTGCCGTTGGAAAAGTATCCGTATTCGTTTACCCCGTCCAAACCGTCGTACACCACCGTGCCGCCGTTGATGGCGCCAATGCGATACGAGTTGCCGTTGAATGTCGTTGTGCTGGAGTTCGCTACCGTCAGTGTGCCGAGATGATATGAGGACTCGTTGAACGTCACGTTGCCACCGGCTACGGCCGAGTAGTTAGCCGCCGTGAACGCCGAGTCGTTCAGCACGACGTTCCCGCTGATCGTGTACCCCCTCCATGACGAATAGTCATTCAGCGTGGCGTTCCCGCTCACCGGCAGGTCAATTATAGAGGTGCCGTTGCACACGACGTTGCCGGTCACGCCACCGACTGCTGTTGGCTGCGTCTGCGCTTCGATGCGGGATGCGCCGTTGAGCGTTACGTTTCCAACTACAGTTGTCTGGGCTCCGGCAATGCCACTGTCGTTGAACACGCAGTCGCCAATGATCCTTGGGTTTTCCGGGCCTTGCAGGCGTGCCGCGCCATAAGACGCTCCGGCGCCATACGGCGGGCTGGCGTTGCTTAGGGTGCAACTGCCGGTCACTATGATTGCGCCAATAGTAACGTTAGTGAACGTGCAGTTCGCGTTGATGTATCGGTTTAGTGTTCCAGCGACTGCAAAACTAACATTGCTGGCGCCAACGTGCGACAGGACGAGATTGGCCGCGTTGATTGTGCCTGCCCAAAATGGGCCAACCGGCACCGCCGTCGTGCTATTCAGCGTGAGCGTCCCGCCCACGTTGAGCGTCACCGACACGGTGCTGGTGCCGATTGCTGTGGTCGATAGCGTGGCGTTTCCCGAAACATTCAGGTTGATTCGTATAGCGGTAAACCCAGCGGGGTTTGCGCTTCCTGTTGCGATAGTTGTCAGGCTTGCCACCGTCGGCGTCGTCCCGGTGGTGTTGGACGACACGACGTTCCGCACCACAACGTCATCGCTACTGGTCGGCAGTGCGCTGGCCGGTGTCGTGTACGACGAGTTCGTCCACCAGTTGCCGAGCGTGGCCCAGTTCTGATTGACCGCGTTGTTGAAATACAGCGTTGCCATGCTTGATTAGTACCCGGGTACGAAGGCGACGACATCCCACTTGTCTCGGCCCGCGTGATACGTCGCGGCGAGCATGTCCAACTTGTTCGCGGCCGAGCTGAACGGGAGCGGCGAGGTCGCGGAGGAAGGAATGACGAACTTGTTGCCGAGCGTCACCGTCCGCGAGCCGGTGCCGTCTTGTTTGATCCGCCACCGGAGCGTCTTGCCGTCCACCGGGTTGGTTGGGTTTGAGAGCGTGACGTTGCCCGTCAGCGTAACGTCGAATATCTCGCCCGCTGCTGCGTCGGTGGCAAGGGTTGCAGCGTAGGTGAGGGCGACAACGTGCGGGTTGCGCAGCACAGAGGCCGACACCTTCTTGGTGACCGGCGTGCCAGATGGGTCATCGACCATGACGAACAGGTCGTCGGGCGTGACGGCAGTGGATGCCGACAGTTCACTAATCTTTACATCGGCCATTAGTTTTGCTCCGTTCTGATCTTGTCGCCAGATTCTGTTTTCAAAGTCACGCCCGCCTCAGTCGCCAATTGCGGAGCGGAAGACGTTGCCTTGCTAGAAGGTCGAAGGAGGCGGGGACTCATCGCCATCGTAGTGCGCTCTTGTGGTGATATCGCGTCTTAGCCCTTAACCGACACCGTGATGGTGCAGCTGGCGGCACCGACGATCACGGGGGCGATGTGGCTAAAGCCGAAACATGCGTCTGGGATGGGCATGGCGCCAACGGTGACAGCGGTCGTGACCGCAGCGCCGTCAGAGTAGATCGGAGTGGGGAGCGACTCTGGACCTACGGCGGCGTGCCAGTTGATCTGCGTAGCGCCGCCCGTGTTGCCGATCAGAATGCCGCCGCCCGCGTACCGACCAAACGGGAAACGGGGGGTGGTGGTGGCTGCGGACGAGGCGGCGACAATGGTCGCCCCCGTGAAGAACCGTTCAATCTGACTCATTATCGACCTTTCGCTCTGTAAGTGTGCTTCTCCAGGATGCGCTCCCGCACATCCGCCGCCTTGGCGCCCGGGTTCTTCCGAAGCTCCTTGGCGACCTCTCGCTTCACGATCTTCTCGTTGATCAGTTTGCGCTGGGGGGCAGCCGGGCCCGGGTCGTAATTGACCGTGCCGGCCACAGCCATCCGGCGGCTCTTGGCCACGCGCATGATGTCGTCATTCGATGACACCCAGGCGTCAGGGTCTTTCCAGCCACGCTTGTCAGCAAGCCCGCCGCAGTAGTACTTGCCTGAGATACTGATCCCGGCCTCCTTGGCTTCTTTGACCATCCACTGCGCGGACTGGACGGGCATGTCATCCAACTGCTGGTTGTTCATGCGGCCTTCCATGAACGCCCGGTCTGAGCCCTTGGTGCCCGGGGCGACTTGGAGAGCGCACATCGTGGCCCAGCGCTCCCCGTAGGGCAGGGCACGCCTGTACGTCTCAATCGCCTCTCGGCCGGCTCGCTGGACTTCGACGGGGATATCCATACTGGGCTATTGTCCTTGGGGAGGCTGCTCGCCAGGAGGAGGGCCCGGGGGCGGAGGCGGAGGAGGTGGAACGAGGTACGACGACACGTCGAACTGGTTCACCTGCCCCCAGGCCGTCATCAGGCTATTGAACAGATCGGGCTGGCCAGCCTGGAGAAGACCTTGCGCCACAGGCATGGCCACCTGCAGGAAGTTGTTGAGGTTCTCCGTCTTCGTCGCGAGATTCGGCTTACGCGCCGAACCGGCTTCGACGCGGTAGGAGTACTCGCGGACAATCGCGTCGGGATTCTCGCCTTGGACGTGCATGCCCCACGCCTGCGCAGCCATCGGCCCCAAGAGCGGTTCGACATCCTGCGGATAGATCAACCACCGCGCGAGAAGGGCTTCCTTGCGAGCGACCTCCGAGAGAGCGTCTTCCAGAATATTTGCATAGTCGTCCGGCCTGACCGAGATTTGCTCGGCCTTCACCTGGGCTTCTGCAGCTGACCGGAACTGGTTCCGGGTCATGCCGTACAAAAGTTCAGTAAGTCCAACGCGGCGGTCGAAGAGGGCGGTGACCTCACTGATGATCTGGTACATGTCCTGGGTCACGCCAGGAGTCTGGAACACCGAGATCACGTCGCTGACCGACCGGCCGACCGCTTCCGAGATTTCAACGATGTTGAAGCCCTTCTCGGACTTCTCCAGAATCTTGGCCTTCAGGTCTGGGTCGGCCGCCTTGGCAACACCGATCAGCGTCTGCGAGGACGTGGCGATCCGGGTGGCGAGGAAGCTCATCGCCCAATTGATAAATCGCAATTCCGAAATCCCGGGACGGATCAAAGAGATCGGCCATGAGTAGCCCGGTTTGCCGTGCCACGCCAGGAGCGTGAAGGGCCAGCCGTTGGGTTCCGCCCAGAAGGGGATCGGCCACTGGGCAGCCATGAAGAAGTTCTGCGGCACACCGTTCTCGCCGGCCTCTTCCTGGAGCAGGGCAGGGGGGAGATTCAACGGAAACTCCACGCCCTCTGCGACGACGATGTAACAGTTGGTGCCTAACGAATCAAACTTCCCTTGCAGGTCCTTGTCGGCGTCCTTCAGGCGATCTCCGAAGCCGGTCTTGGAGTAAATCTCCCAGTAGCAGATGAGGTCGTTCGTCTTGCCGTTCTTACGCTTGGTTTCGTAGCCACGCTCACCTTCCTCCGTGCGGGAGGCGTAGGATTCGATGTGACCCTTTAGGGCATCGCGAGACAGGCCGAACTTCGCTGCCACTTCATCGATGGGCTGCGTCCGCTTGCGGGCGGCCCAGCGGATGTCTTCAAACTCATCGGCATCCGGGTCCCAGACGATGTTGTCGATGGAGTCGAAGAACGACCCAGCGAACTTCACCTGCGACCCAGAAGGCGAGTAGAGTTCGTGCCACCAGACACCAGCACCCTTAATGAACGCCTCCTCCACCACCTTGCGGGAGTGGCCTTTGAGGTTCAACTCGTTGGGGGTGTAGTTCAGGTAGCCTTCCAGCAGTTGGGCAATCACCTTGCGGCGCTCCCACATCATCTGCTGCTGCTGAAGGCCCTGCTGGTACATCTGCATCCCGGGGTCCGGCATCATCACCGGCTGGCCATCGGGCCCCACCACAGGACCTTCTGGACCCATCTGGGGAACCGGCTGCTGCGGGAAGATGCCCAGGAGAGCCGGGCCGACGATGGGGTACTCCTTCGGACTGACCGTACGCTGCGGGTTACGGTGATGGATCACCGACGCAAACAGACGCACGGCCTCCCAGACACGGTTGATGCACAACCGGATCGGCGGGGCATCGATCCCCTTGTTGTAGCCCTTCTCACCACGCGCGGTGGAGTCCTTCCACATGGTGTCAGGATCGCTGTCATAGAAGCCCAGAGCCTCGGCCGCATCATCGGCAAAGGGCTTCTTGTGCTTCTTGGCTAAGTCAATCTTCTTCAGCCAAGTGGCGACTATGGGGCGCAGCGGGTTCTCGTCGGCCATCTAGGTTCTCCTATGGGATCAGTGTCCTAGCGGGCCTTTTTCCCCTCCAGGTCAGCCAGCTTCTTCTCCAGCAAGGCCACCTTTTCCGAGAGAATCGCATCCTTGCCTTTGCGCAGGTCCCAAGAGCCGTATTCCTTCCACGCCGGGAACTCATCCACACCCGGGTCCGTGACGTGATGGACGCTCGGACGCTCCACGCCACCGTAGCCCGGGGCGATGACCCAGAGCGTGAGCGTGCGGGACGAGACAGCGGTCACGATGCCCACGTTGGGCTCGGCACCTTCATGGCGGTAGTACTGGACGAAGTCACCCAGGTCAGCCTTCGGCATAGCAAAGTCGGTCATTTTCCAAATCCTTTCGGGGCTAGATACAAAGCAGGGTCTTCGGACTCCCGCTGGCGGCGTTTCTTCTCGGACAGGTACTTCACCCACCACGGCTCGGGACCATAGGTCTTGGGCGGGGCGTGGTACTTAGGCTCGTAGGCACAGAGGTATTCCAAGGATTGACAGGCGTGGACCTCGCCGCGGGTCTGCGGCTCATCGGTCACGTAGACCTGCCCGTTGACGGTGGTCGTCTTTTTTCGGTAGCGCCTCAGTTCCCTAAGAAGGTTGGGGCAGGAGCCTTCCAGGATTTTGAGCTTGGTCGTCCCGTCGCCGCGGATGTGCAGCATCTGACGGACCATCGCCGTGCGGGCCGGGATGTCATCGGACCCAGGCATGAACCCAAAGCCTGATATCTGGGAGCGGCAGTTCCGCTTCTTCAACTCCTCCGAATACAACTCATGGGGCAGCCGGCCGGACCCCAGGTCACGCAGCATGCCTCCGTGCATGTCCATGATGAAGTTGTAGAAATGCTGGTCCTGGGCCTTCTCCCAGAAGCGCTCGCCAAAGATCAGGCTGTTGCACTGCCGGATATACAGTTCGTCGTAGATGAGCAGGAACTTCTCGTCGGGTGGTACAGCACCAAAGACACACGCCATCACCGCATGGCCTGGATCGATGGCCACGTAGCGGGTCCAGTCGGGAGGCACCAGACCGGCCGGCAGTTCTGACCGGGGGAGAATGTGGACCGACTGGTTGAACGTCGGGTACATGAGGGTGGATTCGGTCGTGAACTCACCCTCGGCGCGCATCTTCAGTTCTTCTTGGCCTAGCGCGCTCCACCGCTCAATGTTCTTCCGCTTTTCCTCATCATCGATAAAGTCGTTATCCAAGAACCGGAACGTGAACTTGCGGATGATCGGGTTCTCGTCGCCGTTCTCCACCGCCTTGTCGGCACGTTCGCACAGACCGATGAGTGCATCGTTCTTGGAATGTGGCATGGCTGCCCACACAAAGCGGCCCTTACGATCCGCCAGCCGGGCTTGGCACTCACCGACCCACCGCTCGTTGTTAAGGTCCTCGTCCAGCCAAATAAAATCGGCCTGATATCCCTGGGGCGGTTCGCCTTCAGACGAGAAGCACCAGATGTTCCAGCCGTTGGTCAGTTCGACCTTGTTGAGATAGCCGGCGTTCTTCAGCACCCAACTCATGTCTTTGATGAGTCGTGGTGGGATCAGCGGAGGGGCTGGCTTGCTTTTGGCCTTGTCGTCTCCCTTGCGGAACGAACGCCACTCTCCTGTCTCTTCATCTCGGATGATGCGGAACGCCCCGGCTTTGAAGAGGATCGGATAGATGACGAGCCCGATGTGGGGCCAGTTGCGTCCGACGATGGCGAGGTTCCCGTCCTTCTCTGGATACTTGCCGTAGGGGTCTTGGCCCGTCACAGCGCGAGCCGCCTCCACCGCGACAGCCAGAGACTTACCGCCTCGGTTGCCGCCCAGCACGATCCGCTCACTCACCATGCACTTGTGAAACTCTTCCTGATGTGGCATGGGGCGATAGAGCCGCAACGACTCCAGGCGGCGCGATGCAAGCTCGGCCTGCACCTCCCGCATCTGCTGGAGTGCGTGCTGACTGACTTCAGGACCAGCCGTCTTGGGCGGGTCAGGCAGCTCTATCTTCGGATGCTTTTTCATTCACTTGCCTCATCGACTGAGGGTGCCACTCCCCGCACGTCCACAGGGAGTTGGTCTTCGGAAACACCCCCATCACTTCGGTCGGATGCACCTGCGGCGGGAACCTCATGCACGAACCCTGGATCGACCTCGGCAGTTCCCGCAGCCACCACCGGCAACTCTCGCACGTCCCCATTGCTCTCTATCCTTGCTTGCTTGCCATTCACTTTGATCGCCAGGGCGGCGGCGAGAACGTCCCGCCGATACTGCGCCTCTAGCTCTTCTTCGGTCATCAACTCCAGCGGCTTCTTCGCCCCACCCATGGCGGTGTTGTTCACGATCAGCCGCAGGAGGGAATCCAACTGCTTGGTGCGGAATGCTCCACCCGCAGGGGCGTCGAAGAACTGCTTCATAAACGCCCGCGAGAAACCCTCCACGCCGCCGAAGTACTTCATCATGCACTCCAGCAATTCGCTGGAATGCGGGATGTTCGTACCACCGACCCGGGAGGCGGCGATGAAGAGATCGACCGCACCCTTCTCAATCTCAACGAGCTTCTTCTGACTCTTGGTCAGACGGTCGGCTTTGACCTGCTTGTTGCGACACTTCCGACAGCGGGCGTGGAAGCCGTCCTTGGACTTGTGGAAGTTCTCTGGAGTGAGGGCGTAGCTGACCCCACATTTCACACAGGCCCGATACTCAGCCATTCACTTTCACAGAGAACTTCGGCTTCATGTCTACGAGCTTCACGGTCGGATCGTAGCCGGCAGCCCACGATTCCTTCAGTTTCTCGCTAACCGCCTTGGCTTCGATGAACTGCGGCTTGCCGACACACTTCGGCTTCCAGTGGCCCGCCCAGGCATCCCAGTTACAGAAGACAGGGTTGTAGCCCAGCTTCTGCGTGCCAACGAGCGAGAGGTCGCGGGTCATCGTCACGTCTTCCGTCGAAGCCTTGTCGGCCGCGTACTTGTCGGCCCACTCATAGTAAAACCAAGGCTTGTCGGCCTCTGTCTTGGGCTCGGTCAGATCAAAGACCCGCATGTCGTACATGATCAGGCCCGTGGGCAGAGCCGCGCACTCTTGGATGCCCGACATCTTCACCGACTGCGACCGCTCGTACATCTTCAACTGGAAGTCTGGGTTGGCGTTGTTGGACTGCATGTTGCGCCACTCAAAGACGTACACGCATTCCGCCGGGGGAGGTCCACAGTACGGAG